GATTGTGTCAAGATTTTGAGCCGAGGGGACTGCAATGTTAAAGAAGGATGCGTTGTAGACGTTCAGGTTTGGCCCGGTAAACGATGCGACTGTTTTTGTCAAAGGGTCATAGCCGATGGTGAATTGGCTGTCATCAATGCGTCTTGGGTTCTTAAAGAAAAATATTTTCTTAAACAACACTTTTATTTGGACACCCGGTGTGCCATTCAAGCCGCAGCGGAACTCAGGCGTTGTTTCATTCGCCCTGATCCTAAAAGCAAACGAGGCTGTAGATACCCCTGGAGGAACCAGCATCAAGCGGTCAAACTGTGGAGTTGTGCCAAGTCTTGCAAGCAAGAAGTTGTTGGTGGCAACATTGTTGTCCGTGCGCTCCATCTCCAAATAGATGTACACCTGATCTCCGATGGCCACGTTGACAGGCAAGTTTGCGCGGAAAGGAATGTATTCGCCAGTCGTTGGGCCGATTTGTATTTCCTCAAGCCATACTGGTTGGTTGTCAATCTCTCGAAAAATATACCCGTTAGATTGACCACTTCCACTTTGCGAGATTGGATTAGTCGAATACTGAGAATCGCCAAAATCAAAAGGCAGCAAGTTAAGACGCCCAGCAACAGTTGTGGGAGCAGTGCCAACCCGTTCTATAGTTACATCAAGGGCAGCAAATGAAGTTGGTGCACCGTCTGAAGAACTCGGCTGACCATCAACATAAAACTCACCGCGAGTGTTTCCAGACACGCGACAGTTTTGAACAGAATACTGTCCATTCCTAAACGTCAGTCTGCCTTCATCAACAATGCAGCCTTGCACTTGCGCGTTTCGGATTGCATCAATTTCACCAGTACCAATGTCCATCTGAATGTCGCCGCGTATGCTGTCTAGATTGCGATACGTCAGGTTTTTGATACTGGTGCCGGGAATAAACGGCTCACAATCAATAGCGCCAAGTGGGAACTCTTTACCAACTGGGCCGCTTCCGTTATCGCAAGAAAAAAAGCTGTCGGCAACTAAGACGTTTTGCGCGTTGTGGCTTCCCGGCTCGACAACCACGCCCCAGCGACGGCAGTTCAGATAGTCATTGTTGGTGATGCGAACATTGACGCAGTTCTCAACATATACGCCATCAAGGCCGATGTCCTTGAAGGTGTTGTTGTAAATCTCAATATCGCTGATCGTTTGGCTCGGTGCTGCATTGCCAAGGCGTATTCCAAAGTCAAAATTATTGGTGGTTTCCCAGCCAACACTTGGCTTCATGCCGTTGAAGTACAGGTCGTGAATCTGCGTGTTGTTGACAACATTGCCTTGAGTTGTGAGGCACTCTCGGTTGTTGCCTGTGAACTTTAGGATAGATGCGGAGCCTGCCCCATAAATGTTGAGGTTGGAACGCAGCACAATGTTGGCGTCAATCAAGTAAGTGCCTGCTGGGAAAAAGACAGCGCCTCCGCCAAGTGCGTTGACAGAATCAAAGGAATGCTGGATTGCAGCAGACGTGCCAGTCAGGCCAGTGGGGTCAGCTCCAAAATCAAGGACGCTGATATTTTGCGCAAGTTTTGCTTCGACATTGGTTTGAACTGCATTTGTAAATGGTGGGTCGTAAACAACCTGATCAGCGTTGACGCCACTGATTACCACGTTGCTATAACGCTCAGTCGCAGTTGGTGCGCTGTACACCACGCTGCCATTCTTGTTTTGCACTTGGATGGAGTAATTGCTTGCCGTATAAATTCGGGCTGGTGTGCCTTGGTAGACAGGATAACCCCCACTGGTGCGGATCGGCTGCACAGCAGAAATTGTCAATCCAGCATCAAAAAATACAGCAATCGGGTTGGTGATTGGGTTCAGGTTGACCGTGCCAATCAAGATGTATCCATCCTCAAGCGGCTGTCCATCAGCATCCGCAAACGCTGGGTATGGTGGTTCTACTGATAGTGCGGACATTTATGGATTCTCCTGTGAGAGTTGGCGCTCAGTTTGAATTGCAGACTGTAAGAATTGAATCCGTGCATCCAGAGACTTTGGCAACTTAACTGCGTCTGCGAATTTCTGAAACGATTGTGACATAGCAGTGCTGCGCAGGGTAGCGTTACTTGCTTGTCCTGATGTTGCCGCCTCAATCGCCAGCTTCTGAAAGGCTGGGTCAGTAAATAATTTTCCTGCTGCTTTAAGAGAATCCTTGTTACCTTGGGTCAATGCGTTTGTAATCATTGAGGTCGCGCCAGCAGCAATAGGGCCGCTAACAGCCGCAGCACCTGTAACAGCAGCTTTGGCTAGTGTGCTTTCCATAATCTTACCAATCAAACTTTCTGCCTGAATTCCTTGTAGCAGTGCTTGGTTTGCTTTTCCGGTGGTCAAGACATTAGCTCTAGCTTCTGTAACACGCTTAGAGACTTCAAACAAATCACGCAATACATCTGCCGAGTCTTTTCCAAAGGTATCAACAATAGTTTTGAAGACTGGTGGATTAGCTCTTAATTTAGGATAAATGTCTGCAAACTCAGAAAATCCAAAGCCGCCTTTCTCTGCACCTCTTGCCGATCTAGTTACTGAAGCCAAGGCAGTTGCCAAAGTCTCTTTTCTCAAATCATCTGGCACTGTTTTAAGCAATCGATTGAATTCACCAGTATCACCCTTTGCGGCGCTTGTGATTGCTGTACGCATCTTATTGGCAACACTGCCCTCAATATCTTGACCGAATGCGTTAACGATACGCTTACCTAATGCACGTTCTTTTGCGTATAACAAGTTCGCAGCACGCAATTCTTGGCGCAATGTTTCGCCGCCAATATTTCCAACATTTGTAAGTTGGTCATCAGCTAGTGCCGCATATAAACGCTTTAAATCAGCTTCAGCCATACTTCCGTAGGGCGATTCCAACTTATTCAAGGCATTACCAATTAGGGATTTTTCTCTTTTCAATCGACCATATGTGACGTTTCCAGTCTCAATCATCTTTGCTAAATTACGTTCAGCAGCAGACATGCCAGTATCACCAACTTCAGCTTTAACAGCATCAAGAGTTGCGCGAAGTTTAGGTAAGTCAACAATGGTGGTTTTAGGAACTTTTTCGTCAACTGAGTTATAAACTTTTCCAGCCGCTGCATTTAAGTCTGAACGAGTTTTCGTTAATGTGTCTTTAATCTTTTGTGAAACTACCGCAGGTGCAACAGCGCCCTCAACAAAAGTGGCATCAAATTGCTTTATCACATCATCGGCTTTGTCCACAGCTTGCGAAACTGTATTGCGCCATGCTGCTTCGGCTTCACCCCCAGCAACAGACCGTGTCAGGCCAGCCGCCGCCCTAACTTGTGGATTGTCACTAAACACATCGGCAGGCAGTTCTATGCCAAGTCTCTCGGCTGATTCTTTTGCCGCCACATTGACTTGGGCAAGATCAGCCAATCTATCCCTTGCGGCTGAAGAACCGAAACCTGTTCCTGATGCTTTTTTTACCAGGCTACCAACCTCTTCCTCGGCAACTTGAGCAACAACTGGTGCTACTGTTGGGGCTGGGGGTATTTCTACTGTAGGCAGTGGTGCTGGCGCTTCAGGGGTAATATTCATAGGCGCTTCAAACGCTGGCTCCACCCTTGGCGCAACAGGTGCTGGTTGCCCTCTAAGGCGCTCTACGCCCTTTTTCACAGCCGTGACTACTGGCGGCACAGCTTTTTGAATAACCTGCCCTACTGGACCTGTGGCGGTTGCCAAGGCAATGTCTGTTGGGTTAATTTCTCCACCAGTTGCCGCTTGCGTTGCCTCAATCGCAGTTTGTGTTAGTCCAGCTTTGCCAGCCGCACCTAAAATGGTTGTCGCCCTGCCTGCTGGGGTAAATGCTAATACGCCACCAACTGCGCGGGGTATATCGCCAACAGAAAATCCGGGCGGTATTGCATATTCTTTTTGATCAACGCTTGAGCGAAGAATGAAGTTGCCTTTTGCATCCTGCCGCACACCAAGTTGTGGAAAGTTGGATTGCAAAATCTGCACCGTTTCTTTCGGGTTGGACACCAAACTACCCAATGCGGATTTGAACGATGCAACACTCAGTTGATTGAGTTCTGGCATGGTTGTCCACTCAGGCAATGCTTGCGTCTCTGGTGTTGTTCTAGCACGGCCAGTAATTGATTCACCAATACTTTCCAAAAAACCCATTTTCGCTGGCTCTTGTGTTGGTGCTGGTGCGGCTGATTGTTGTTCAGCACGGATTGCCGCAACTCTTGCTTTTAAGTCAGGCGAATCAGCAGGAACATTGTCAGGGATGTTATTAACCGTTATGCCGTCTTTGGTGGTTATTGAATATGGCATATCAATAATCCACAGTTACATTGCGCTGTTCAGGGACTGGTGGGTTTACTGTACCTCTGCCACCGCCAACGGTTTCTATGCCAAATACATTCTCAGGGTTAAGTTTGTAATTAGTTACAACAGCACTTAAATCCCTTTTGTCTTGAGCAGCTTTTTTCTGTGCCGCATTTAAATATTGCTGTGCCAAGTTCACATATTCTTGACGCTGTTTAGAGTCTAATGTGAATAATTGACCACTTTGCAATTTCTGCGATGTATTTAGTAGTCTTTCATAAAGACCAGCGGTGTCTCTTGCTGTTGCAAATTCTGTTTCACGCACAACAGAGCCCGGGTCAAGCATCTTCATGAATCCAGTGATCAATGCAATATCGCCCGGTCCAGTTTTAGCCTCTGACGATGCTTTAATGTTAGAGAAAGTTGTGCCAAGTTCTCCATAAACTTTTGTGCGGGTCTGAAATTCCTTGCGTAATTTTTCTTCTTGCTCAAAAACTTTTGCTGGATCAGCACCACCAGTTTTCTTAAAGTTTTCCAACTCTAAAACTGCTTTTTTGGTTTCGATTCCAAGTTTGCTTGTTTTTGCTAGCACTTCATTTGTCTGTGCCTTTGTCAAACCTAAATCTGTAGCACGTTTAACAATGGCATCAACTGCTTCACGTTCTGCATACTTTGCTTTAACAGCTTCTTGTTGCACCTTTGCTTCTTCTAGTTGTCTTTGTGCTTTCGCTTTGGCAATGTCATCTGTCGCTGTAGCAACCGCATTGGCAGCTTTAACTGCAGCTTCATCTGCTTTTGCTACGGCTTCTTTTAGTTTTGATGGCGCTTGTGCCTCTTCTCGCACAGTAGCAAGTGCTTTATCTGCCGCATCAAGAAATGCAATGCCTCCCGGCAGTCTTGCCATGTACAAACCGACCGTTGCCTGTGCGCCAGTTGGGTTTAACTTGATAAGTTCAATAGCCCTTTCTGCTTCTTTGGCCTCATTTTCACGCCCACTGTTGCGTAATGCATTAGCTTTATCTGTAAGCCTTTGTGTTGCCACTTCAAGATTTCCTGCTTTAACGGCAGAATAAACTTCTCCGCCCATGCGTAAATCATTTTGCTGCTGTTCTTTGGTTTTTCTTTCGAATCCTTGTGTGACGATTGCAGCTTGATCTTTTGGTAAAAATGCTATCGCAGCTTCATAATCCGCGGCAGTTGCATTTGGGTTCTTAAATAAGTTTGCAAGTTCTGTTTGACCCTTTTTTGCTTGCTCAAGGGCTTGGATTTCTAATTGACGTTTTTGTTGTGCAGCTTCCAAAGTTGCAACATCAGTACCAAGTTTAAAGCCGCCAAGTGCAGCCTCAAACGGGCTTTGCACATCAGATGCGTAATTTATTGGTGGTTGGAATGGGTTAATAGTTGCCATGATTTAACCTGTTAAAAAACATAGCCGCCTGCGATACGGGGTTGACTAGTGCTTGGGCTTGTACTTGGTATTGTTACGCCACCACCTCTGCCTGCTTGGAAACCAGAAAGCTGTGCAGGCAAGTTCAAGAACTGACCAAAAGCCCTTGCTTCTCCAAGTTGACCTCCAGCAAGTGCCTGCCCTTGATTCGCTAAGAGGTTTGAAATGTTTGTGCCAGTTGTTACGCCTTGTGCGCCAACACCAGCCGCAGATGATTGACCAATCTTCAAAAGGTTTGCTTTCGTCTCTCGCCCAATATCACTGAAACCACCAAGCCTGCCATATTGCCGTTCAATCTCCGCTTGGAGCATTTGGGGTCTAAATTGCGACAATGCAGCTTGAATATTGCCACCTCTTAACCCTCCAGTGGCAGATGCTCTTTGCAACAATGCTTCTTCACCAGCTTGCACAGATGCTTGATACCCGCCACCCTGTTCAATTTGCGCAATCGCTTGTCTTTGTCTTTCAGGGCCGAGCACACCAGCTAATGCCTGTTGTTGCTCAAATGCTTTTGGGCCTGCTGCCGCATATCCCTGTAAACCTTCAATCGCAGGAACGCCAGCCGATATATATGGCTTGAGCAAATTTTGCATTAAGTCAAACTGTCTGCGCTGTTCTTGAATTCCAGCTTCCGATGCGCCAGCTTGGATGCCAGCGGCTTCGGTCGCTGCATCGGCTTGCATACTGCTGCTTAAGAAACCAGCACCTACTGTTAGGGCTGTGACTGGATCAGGCATTGCCAAACTCCTTCATGTAATCTTCAAAAGTTTCGCCATACAAAGCCATCACATGATGACCATGAAGTGTGGCAAAACCAGCACCATGCACAAGCGAGACAGCCATTAAAACCAAATCGTAATAACCAGCACGCCACATAAATGATTTGGCATTTGCTTGACCATCACGCTCAACAGTATCAGATGCTTGCCACTTGAGAATCATTGTCGCAAGCAGAGGGGTTAGATGGTGGCTGTTTGCAATAAAAAATGAGTTCTGATGCATACCCACTAGCGTGTTCCAAATAGTCGCATTCAGGTCTTTGCGCTCTACTGGGTCCACATCCGCTATGTCATCAAAGACTTGGATTGCGTCATAGACCATCAACAGCCATTCAATGGCTGGTTGGGGCAGCATAAAAACCTTGGTCAGGTTCTCTCGCAGTCCATTGGTCATGCACAACTCCTATATAGGGCAGGCCGCTGGATGCCATAACTCAGCGGACTGATTTTCGCACAAATTGACAAAAGGTCAATATTCTTCTTCTTCTTCATCTTCCCAAGCTTGACAAACCCGCATGTCGTTGCAGATAAAGTTCAGCTTTTCGCAATGCCCACGATAACCATAGCCCGTGTCGTACCCAGCCATCGGGATTCGTTCAATCCGCACTTGGGTCATTAAGCTGTTGTCATAGTACCCGCAGTTAGAGCAATGCTTGCGCCTTGCGTCTTTGGCATCACACTGTATGGCCTCTGCCAATGAATCATAAAACTCAGGGTTTGCCTTTGGGTCGTTGCTGGGTTCCTCTGGTCCATAGTGCCAATCTTTCACCGCAATCAAAAAATTGGCTTTATTCTCAGCAACGGTTAAAAACTCCTCTTCGCTTGGCAAGCCCATGAAACCCTTGGGCATCATCATAAAATCTTTCATTTTCTACTCCTTAAGAAATTTCTCTGCCTGATGCTCGAATGGTCAAGGATGTTGCCGCCCCTGCAATCGTGGATATAAAACCACCAACATCAAGCGCCTGACCCACCAACTCAGGGCAAGTATAGGTTTCATCGGGCACGATGGTCCGTGTGTCAATAATCAGGTTCGATGCACTTGCTGAACCAGACACAGTGACTAAGTTGCAACTGAAAGTCACATTGTTGGCACTGGTATTGGTCACCGTGAACTTGTCAATAATTGCCTTCACGTTGGTGGCTGTGTATTGGGTGGTTTGTGCGTTCTCTGCCTGTTTTGCAGGAATAAGTACTTTTACTGTAACTGTCATTGGATACCTCCGATATTGTTGTTGACCGTAAGAATTATGGACGGAATGCCTGGGTGCGGTGCTGATGCAGCAAAAGCAGTAACCTCAACGCTTAAATCATCAACTGAGAACATCAGTTCAACATAATCATTCGCTTTAAGGTTAAAAAAATAATTTAGCGATGAAAAAACCTCGGCGTTATTACCTTGTACTCTTATTCTGCTGCAACTTTCTGCCACATTAACACCGTTAAGGCGAAACCAAAAATCAAATATAGCCGTGCCGCCTGTCGTCTTATCTAACTGAAACGAGGTGTCAAAGTTATATATACCCTCGGTGTCAACAATAATGCGCGAAGTGGTCGTGCCAATGAATACCCCGTTGCTTAAATCTGTCGTATTGAATGTGATTGCTTTTGCAGTGTTGATGACTGTTGCAACCTGTGTAGTGG